TCATCTATGCAACCTGTAAATTTAATTACATAACTTGCAAGTGGACGCCACCACCAAACATTGTTTCTAAAATAATCCCCAACTACTTCTTTTTGATATTTACTTTTTTCTTTAAAGTATTTATCAGTCTCTTCTCTAGTCGGTCGACTATCCCAATCCATCTCAGGCTTGATTGCCTTGTTTGGATTGTAAGGGTTCATTCCATATAAATCGAAACCCATAATTATACCTCCTTTGTTAATAGGATAAGATATATAATATCCTACATTACAATCAAGAAAAAAATAATTTATTTTCAACTAAAAAGTGATTGACACAAGATGTAGTGGGTGGTGCGTGTGGGCGGGACCCACCCTTATTTTTTTGTTAAGTGCATGTGGGCGGGACCCACCCTTATTTTTTTTTTCTGGGGCAGCTCACACCGCCCCAGAAATTTTTATTTATCGTAGGCTACTTTTTGACCCAACAAATCTAAAGCCAAAACGTTTTCCTCGTGCCTAGTACACCAAAGTTGAAAACCTTTTTCCGTTGCTCCAAATTCAAATGATGCATAGTCTCGAGCAGAAATATAATTTCCTTTTTCCTCTAAACATTTTTTACAATGATAAAAAGAAAAAATTTTATTTTCTACTTTTTTCATTTTGTCCCATTCTGAAAAATGTTAAATGTTATTGAAACAATATCAGAGTTTGCAGTTGTGTATCTTTCTCTGTCTCTGTCCCAAAAAGTCATATAACGTTTTCCTGTTTTTTTGTTTATACCTATTTTACTTTTCTCGTCCCAAGTGCCTTTTCTCGAAACACTTTGACCGTGAAAATTTTCTTCGCCATTGATGTGTTGTGGTGTCCAAGTAACGAAGAATTTTGTTCCTTTGTCCAACATATTTATTTTTTCCTTTCTATTGACATATTATCCTATATCACTATATTGTCAAATAGAAAGGAGAACAAAAAAATGGAAAATACACACTCAACATTTTTAGTGTTAAAAATTAAAGAAGATAAAGACAATGGCAAAACTGAAATTACAGTTGCCAAAGGCTTTGATACTTTAACTGATGCTAAAAATTACAAAGATGCAAAGGACTGTATTGAGAGATTAACTCCATCTGAATATTGGATTAACTCTTATAAAATTCAACAAATTTTTTACAAGTCCTTTGTTCAAGACGAAAAAAAATCTTGGAAAGATTTAGTTTCGGCTTAATGTTGTAAAAAACTGGAGTGTTGCATTCGTGCAACACTTCAGAAAAAAATAAATTTTTTTCTTGACTGTTGTATTTTTGCAACAGGGAAGAGCATGTGGGCGGGACCCACCCCAGGAAAAATAATGATAAGTCCCAGAAATCTATTGTTGACACCTATATTAATTAATATAATATCCTATAAATAACGAAAGGACTAAAATGAAACTACAAACAATACCATTCGAAACTATTGCAAAAGTAGTGGAAGAATGCACAACTCCACAAATTAAATTTGGAGATTTAAAAAAAGGTGATGAAATAAAATCAACTCAACTTGGAACACCGATCACGGGTAAACTAATGGAGAGCCCAAAGCAAGGTAGAGGAATAAAAAAAGTTATTTTGATTTGGTCTAATGGTTCTGAAGTAGATATGTTTGATGAACATGGTTCAGTTTACTCTGAGCAGATTGTTGAAGTTAAAAGAGGAAATCAATGGTGCAAGGTTAGTCACAAATAATTAAACCTACGGGTGTATGTAGTTATTGCATACACCCCAGAATTGTAGAGAGAAGAGCATGTGGGCGGGACCCACCCCGACTCTTCCCCCTCCCAATAGAGGTACCAATGCGTTTTGAAAATTTGAACTTTTTATTTTTGTCGATCACCCTTTTTGCAAAAGGGATCCTAACGTATACCCCTATATAGCTTGATTTAAATAATTTATCCTATAAAATACTTTTTGGTTCCATATGAAGCTAACAATAGACCAGATAAATAAAATACCTGATGCACAGGCTAGAGAAAGACTGAAAGCAGATATTATAAAAGGGTATGAAAATAAAAAAGCTGAAGAAGCAAGAGGTGACTTCTTATCTTTTGTAAAAAGGATGTGGCCACAATTTATTGAAGGTGAGCATCATAAAGTTATATCAGAAAAATTTAATCGAGTTGCTAAAGGTGAACTTACTCGTCTTATAATCAACATGCCACCTAGACATACAAAGTCTGAGTTTGCATCTTACTTTTTGCCTGCGTGGATGATTGGCCGTGATCCGAGTTTAAAGATAATTCAAGCAACTCACACGGCAGAACTTGCAGTGTCCTTTGGCCGTAAAACTAAAAACTTGATTGACTCACAAGAGTATCAAGATTTATTTCCAACTCGACTTCAAGAAGATAGTAAGGCAGCAGGACGTTGGAACACTTCTGAAAAGGGAGAATACTTCGCAGCCGGTGTCGGCGGTGCAATGACCGGTCGTGGTGCTGATCTACTTATAATTGACGATCCACATTCAGAGCAAGACGTAAACTCACCCAATGCATTTGAAAAAACTTACGAGTGGTATACTTCAGGACCACGTCAACGTTTGCAACCAGGAGGAAGAATTATTCTGGTCATGACAAGATGGAGTAAAAAAGATTTAACTGAAATGTTATTACAATCTCAAAAAGAAGAGAAAGCAGACAAATGGGAAATAGTAGAGTTCCCTGCAATCATGCCATCAGGTAAACCTGTCTGGCCACAATATTGGAAGCTCGAGGACCTTGAAGCTGTGAAAGCATCTGCAGGTGTAAACAAATGGAATGCACAGTATATGCAAAACCCAACCTCGGACGAAGGAGCTTTAATCAAACGAGAGTGGTGGCGAGATTGGGAAAGCGATGAGATGCCAATACTAGATCACGTTATACAATCTTATGATACTGCATTCTTAAAAAAACAAACTGCCGACTATTCTGCAATTACTACGTGGGGTGTGTTTAGAGAAGATGAAGACTCACCACAATCAATTATATTAATTGATTCTTTAAAAGGTAGATATGAATTTCCAGAATTAAAAAGAATTGCTATGGAGCAATATCAATATTGGAAACCAGAAACAGTTTTAATTGAAGCTAAAGCTGCAGGACTGCCATTGATCTTTGAGTTAAGACGTATGGGAATTCCTGTTGCAGACTTTACACCGAATCGTGGAAATGATAAACATGCAAGAGTTAACTCAGTTGCACCTCTATTTGAATCTGGTAGAATCTTTGCTCCTAAAAATAGAGAATTTGCACAGGAAGTAATTGAAGAGTGTGCTGCGTTTCCGTACGGTGAACATGATGACTTGGTTGACTCCACTACCCAAGCGATCATGAGATTCAGAGATGGTGGACTAATCTCTCATCCAGACGACTTTAGGGATGAGCCTATAACTAAGAAAAGGTACTCATATTATTGGTAATGACATTCGTATTTAAACACCCTAGTAAATATAAAAAATTAACAACCACAGTTCCTCCTAAATCAGGACCACAATCAGAAGGCTTGAATATTGATTACAATACTGTTAAAGAGGTAAGATTGGAGAAAAAGTATGGCAATAGACAAAAGCCTGCCAAACAAAAAGGTTGAAATACCTGGGCAGCAAGAACAGATTGAAGAGCAAATAGAAATTAGAGAAGAGTTGCCTGATGCGGGTGACACGGAAATTACACCTACAGAAGATGGTGGTGTAGAAATTAATTTTGAACCGGGAGCATTTAGCCAAGAGCAAGGCGAAAGCCACTTTGACAATTTAGCTGAGTTACTACCGGAGGAAACATTAAATCCTCTTGGTTCAGAATTAGTACAAAATTATACAGACTACAAAGCTTCAAGAAAAGATTGGGAAGATACTTATGCAAAAGGTTTAGATCTTTTAGGATTTAAGTATGAACAAAAAACAGAACCGTTCCAAGGTGCAAGTGGTGCCACACACCCTGTGCTTGCTGAAGCGGTTACACAATTTCAAGCATTGGCATTTAAAGAATTGTTACCTGCAAATGGCCCTGTAAGAACTCAAACTATTGGAGCACCGACTCCACAAAAGAATGACCAAGCAAACAGAGTTAAAGAATTCATGAACTATCAACTCATGGATGTGATGAAAGAGTACGAACCAGAGTTTGATCAAATGCTTTTTTATCTCCCTCTTAGCGGTTCTGCATTTAAGAAAATTTATTACGACGATCTCTTAGGCAGAACCGTTTCTAAATTTGTACCGGCAGATGATTTGATCGTGCCATACAATGCAACATCATTAGAAGATGCAGAGGCCGTGATCCATCGTCTGAAGATCTCGGAGAATGAACTAAGGAAACAACAAGTAGGTGGTTTCTACAGAGACATAGAATTACCAAAACCATATTCACAAGAAACAGAAGTTGAGAAAAAAGAAAGAATGTTGGAAGGCACAAAAAGAACTTTCAACGAAGATGTTTACACGTTACTAGAATTTCATGTCAATCTAGATTTAGAAGGGTTCGAGGACCGTGGACCTGATGGTGCTGAGACAGGAATTAAACTTCCATACATTGTAACCGTTGAAGAAGGTTCAAGAGAAATATTATCAATTAGAAGAAACTACGAAGTAGCAGACCCTAAGAAACAAAAGATTCCATACTTTGTACATTTTAAATTTTTACCTGGTTTAGGTTTTTACGGATTTGGTTTGATCCACATGATCGGTGGATTATCAAGAACAGCGACATCAGCTTTGAGATCATTGCTTGATGCAGGAACATTATCAAACTTACCTGCAGGATTTAAAATGCGTGGTATTAGAATTAGAGATGATGCTCAATCCATACAGCCAGGAGAATTTAGAGACGTAGACGCACCGGGTGGAAATATCCGTGATTCATTTATGACATTACCATTCAAGGAGCCGTCTGCAACTCTGTTACAACTTATGGGTGTCGTGGTTTCAGCTGGTCAGCGTTTCGCATCTATCGCTGATTTACAGATAGGAGAGGGTAATCAACAAGCGGCAGTGGGCACGACAGTAGCGCTGTTGGAACGTGGATCGAGAACAATGTCAGCGATCCACAAAAGAATTTATGCTGCACTTAAAAATGAATTTAAGTTGATGGCAAGAGTGTTTAAATTATACC